AATTTTTGTTTTTTTATTTTAGACTAGAATTGAATGTCATCTTCCATAATGTTGAAAGATGGATTTTCATTCATAAAACTGTCTTGTTGTTGATTTTGTATTGGTTGTTGGTACTGATTTGGATTGTATGTTGATTGTGAATGATATTGTTGTTCTTCATATTTGTCTCTAGGTTTTGTTTCTAAAAACTGAACTGAATCACAAACAGCTTCAGTAACATATACACGTTGACCTTGAGCATTGTCATAAGATCTTGAACGAAGTCTACCTTCAACTCCAACCAGTGAACCTTTAGAACAGTACTTTTCAACATTTTCAGCGACTTTATTCCAAACAACACATGAAATATAATCAGCTTGCTGTTCTTCATCATTTCTCTTTGGTCGATTAATCGCTAAAGTGAAACTTGTAACTGCTGAACCGTTTTGAGTTCTTCTAAGTTCAGGATCACGTGTCATCCTACCAATTAAAACTACTCTGTTTATCATATCTTCTACTTCCCTTGTTATTTTGATTTTGAAGTTTCATTTCTAATCTTGCCTTTGCTTCTCCCCTGTATGTAAGAACCGAAGAATTGCGTTTTCTAACATGTTCTTCATGTAAGATCTTGATTGATTCTTTATCGTAACTGCATTCTTTAAATTTTTCGATATTTTTCTTAGCTTCCTGAGAATTGAAAAATCTAAATGGAAAGTTTCCATATTCTTCATCTTCAAAACTAACAATTACGGTGTAGGGTTCAATTAATTCAATTGTGTATTCAGGAACTTCAATGTTAGAAATGATTTCAGCAAGATTAGGAATGTATTTATTAGATTTTGAAAATTTGATAATAGCTCTTTGAACTTGTTCATACGAGTAATCTTCAAACATCAAATACCATGAATTAACTGTTTCAATATTCAATTCACTTAATTTGGAATTTGGATAAATACTTTTGTAAAATTTCAAAATTTTTTTAATTTCAGTTTTTTCCAAAATTTCTAAACTCCTTTCAAAATGTTGTGTGCTTACTATATATAGCAATCTGCAAAGTCGTATGCGAAGGATTGTTATTTGTGAGTGTGCACACACCACTCTTGTTTTATCTTGTTTTTTCTTGTTTTATTTTGTTTATATTGTTTATATATAGAAAGGGGTGTAGGAATTTCTCCTATACAGTATGGGAATTTCTCCTATACCATGTAGGAATTTCTCCTATACAGTATGGGAATTTCTCCTATACCATGTAGGAATTTTTCCTATACTAATACCCTCGCCACTTCTTATAATTCAGCACCTTTATAAACGTATTTTGAGGAGTTGTTTTATAATCTATATAACCTTTGTTTTTTAGGAATTCCATAAATTTTTTTAAGGTTTTATTGTCCCAATTCAAATTCTTTCTCATTTCTATTTGTGTGGTTGTAAAGGTTCCTGCCTCTCCATACTTATCATCAAAATAAGCCTTAAAGAGGCAATAGGAAAACAGAGTCCATGCTTTTGAATTTTTAATAATAGGATCATTCACCAACTCGTTTGAAAATCCTGTGTACCCTTTCTTTACCTCTTTTTCAGCCATTGATTAAACCTCTTATTCTACATACTTTTCTTGATAATCACTTATATAGATCTCTCTATGATTTCCTTGTGTATCACCATAAATCAGTCCTTCATCATATAATTTCTTCAATGATGCTTTGAATTTATTTTCACTGATTGGCAAGTCTAGATTTCTAATATCCAATTCTAGATGCCCACTATAATCACAATTGAATAATAGATAAGTGAAAGTCCATAGAGAGTATGTATCTCTATAGGCTTTTGTACTTGTAAATGATTGAGGAAGTATAACGTATTCTTCTTGCATCTTGTTACCTCCTACATTGACATTGGGTCAAAGTCATCAACTGGAACTTTTTCAGCTTGTTTTTCTTCTTTGATGATATCTTGCATCGTTGGAGCTGTGTTTACTTCAATTGCTTGAGGTGTTTCTTTTTCAGTTGCAACTCCATCAATGATGTTTTCATCTTCAAAATGAGGATTCAAGTTTTCATCTATTACTGCATTATCAGAAGTGACAGCTTTCTCAATCGCTTCAGTTGATAATAAAGCATGTTTTGACAATAATTGACGAAGCATTGTTTTCTTGGCCATTTCATCAAAGTTCTTATACCAAAAGCTTGAATATTGCCATTCAGTTTTAGGATCATATTTTCCAGCTTCATAATCAGCAAATGAAACTTTAGGATATTGTCCTGTTGTTGCTTCTTTAGAAAATGCTTGTGAATACTTATCAGCGTGATTAAGCATTTTTTCTTTCGACCAATATAAACGTTTGATATAACCATTCTTCATTTCAAAGTAAGCCATGTAACCAACTACTGGCAGATTTTCTCTTACATCATCATCTTGAACAAATTCAAACTCTGGCTTACCAGTTAACTTATTGCGCCCTTTATATTCTCCTTCTCTAATTTCCATAGCATCAATATCAACATATTCGTTGGATCTGATTGCTAATTGAAGATATCCTTTATAACCAATTTGGAATTGTGCTTCTGTACATTTCTTTTTTTTGTTTTTATAAGGGACCATGTAGAAATAGCCTAATTGAGGGCTAGGTTTAAGATGTAAACTTTGCCCTAGTAATGCTGCACTGATGATTGTTTGTGGATCGCATTCAGCTAATGCAGGATTTGTATTAACCGCACTTGTAATTGATGTGATAAATTCTTGTGAATCAGTTGCACCAACCATTTGATGGATTTTAGTTCTCATGATGCTTGAATTGATTAAATTGTTGAATTTTTTGATACCAGTTGTTACTGGATTTTTAGTTGCTTGTTGTACCATGCTTTGTACTGCCATGTTAATTAATCTCCTTTACGTTATATTTATTGATCACTCCTGTTTGAGGATCACTTAATTCTTTTTCAGTTAGTTTGACTTCACTAAAGTTAAACGATGGATTGATGCTTTTGATTACATCCATGTATCTGTTCAACATTTGAAGTGCTGCTAAATCGCCCTCAAATTCAAATGTTCTTTTCCATTTTTGACCTTCAAATTTTGGAGGGGTTTGTTTTATTTCTGTAACGACATATTTATCGTTTACGTTAGCAATCGTTTCATCACCACGCTTGATTGG